TTTATCAAGTGAAGCACCATGTCCACCCTGACCGTTAGCAAGATCAACAAGAGCAAATACCGCTACAACCATGGCTGCCATAGGAAGTATAACACCTTCTATAACAGACTGCAGTATCTGTCCACTTCCATTTTGAATAGAAGCAAGTTGCTCTATAGCAGGAGCAATGATAGCAATAGCAGCGGACATGATTAGGAAGTCAGTTGCGATAGCAATGAGTTCCATTGTCTTACTATTATCTATACCCTTAGCTTTTACCAGTTCCATCATTACTGCATTATAAACACCTATTACCGCTATAAGTGTAGTAAATATCCCTATAGCTGCAAACGAGTCTTCCCCGTACTGGAGTATTTCACCAAGAGCAACCGCTATGACTCCTATAGCAAGAGACATAATACCAGTTGCACCAGCTATTTTGAGTAAATCATTACTAAGGTCAGTAAACGTATCAGCCTTAGCCGCCATTATAGCCAAATAACCAGCTACAACCGCAAATATACCTACAAGACCCCATACCGCTGCTGAAATAGCATCACTATCGGCGTGATTCTTACCTATTTCGTAAGCTATGAGAGCAATACCAGCAGATACAATAGCTATACCAGTACCCATCAGTACAAAAGTAGTACCGAGTGCTCTTATTGTAGAAGACTGGTCCCACTGAAGTTTGGAGGTCATGTATATAGCAAGGTCACCAAATGCACCCATTATCACCATGATAGAGGCAATAACGCTTGATACTTCGGTTACCTTAGCCTTAGGAAGCAGACCTATCAGACTCAGAGCCGCTATACAACCAGTTACGATTGTAACAGCCGCACCCATAAGTGTGAGGAGTATACCTACCTGCTTAACAACCTTATCTGCATCAGAATATCCACCAGCCTTAGCCACAACAGCCAAAGACAGTATCATTCCTGCAACCATAGCCGACATACTACTCATAACTGCTACTATAGCACCTGTAGCATCTCTTAAAGAATGCTCATTCTTGGCTATAGTAAGCATCTGGACAGTCATAAGACCACCAATAGCAAGAGCTATAAGGTCTACACCTGCCGCCATGAGTATCATAGATTTAGCAACTGCTGTAAATGTATCATCGTTTACAAACAGGTCTACCTTACTCTGATACAGAGCAAGAGCACCCATAATAGCCCATACATATGCTGCAAATGCTGCTATTATTCCACCTATAACATCTGCCGCACGTTCTATCGGACGGGTATTTTCAAGTCCAGCCTGACTAAATATATACTGTGAAGCAGCCATACCAGCCGCAAGAGGTAATAACGCCGCTGTTATAAGATTTACACCAACAGCCATGATCGCTATGGAACCAGCTATTTTGACAATATCCATAGATTCAAGCTGTTTAGCAGAATCCAGACCTTCAGAGAATCCAGCGAGTATCAGTGACATCATAGCCATGAGACCAGCTATAACACCTGCCGCTATTGCTAACTGCGAAACATCAACGAATGTGAGTGGTATAAGTGAAAGTGCCAGTGTAGACAGGGAAAGGCTAAGCATCTGAATAGCCAGAGCTGCTTTCAGAAGGTCATTACCGCCAACACCATTCTTATAAACACCAGCATTACCGCTCGCACCAAAGTTACCATTAAACTTGCCTATCTGTCCCTTCAAGTCACTTACATATTCCTGATTAACACTTCTTACAAGCAACGTCATAGCCGCTATCAGACCCATGAGAGCTATTGTCATGGTACCAAGAGCGTATGTCGCCTGCTGAAGTTTTTCTTCATCTACAAGAGAAAGTAGTGCAAGGGAGAGACTTATTTTGAATATTCCGGATGCTATTGAGCCAATAACCTTAGCGTAACCATTTATAGCACTTGCTACAGCTTTATTAGTCTCATCAGCATCTTTTTCTATAAGAACTTTCTTTGTAAACAGACCAATAGCACCAGAAATAAGACTAAGTGCTACAGCCGCTATGCCAAGGACTATTGCTGACTGAACCAGTCTGTCAGGATCAACAAAGTCCATTATTGCCAGAGCAATACCTATACCAACGAGAGCCAGAGCAAGCTTATTAAGGGTACCACCAAGCAGGTCTATATTAAGTACAAATCCATCAAGGGATTTGATGTCACTGTTTATATTAGTTGTTTGCTCGGTAGATTTCTTTATCGTTGTAATAAGAAATGCCAAACCGGCAAAGAAGAACAAGAATAAAGTAGCAACACCGAGTAATATGGCTGCAAATGCACCTGGATTACCGCCAACGGAATCCCACACAACGCCTAATTCTTTGACAAGCGATGCCATAGCCTTAGCCGCAAAGCCTATTCCAACGAGACCAAGTCCCATTTTGAAAGTTGTGGCTATTGTGGTTATGTCTTCTTTTAGACCCGTAAGATTATTTACAGCGTCATGTGTTGTGGTTATTGTCTTTGTTGATGTAAGCTTGTTGAGACCCCACACAAATGCATACAGGATACCCATAATACCAAGGGTACCGAGCATTGCTGCTTTAAACTGTTTCTCATCAATAGTCGACAACATTAAAGCTGCACCAGCAAGTAACATTACCGACAACGCATAAGTAAAGATAAGATGACCCATAGCCTCTATCTTTGCTACGTCTATAATGTTAATCAGACTATCAACAGCATCCGCTATACCACTCAGGAAGTTGTGGAGTATCATCTTTATAGGATTGAGAGTAACTATAAAGTTCTTAACAAATCCTACGATACCCTGTCCAACCATCCCAATGAACGAAAGTATACCAATACCGTTTGAAACCAGAGTAAGTACCAGCAGTATCAGAGCTGCACGCCATACATCTATCTTGCTGATAAAGTCAGTAATTCCGCTAAGGAATCCGCCTACAACAGCGGACATAACCTGGAATGTCTTTATTACCGAGTCAAATATTATTCCGATAGGCTCAAATATCTTTAGTATACCGGAGAACTGCTCTTTCAGCCATTCTATCTTATCTTCAGAGTTTCGGAACTGGTCTATAACACCAATTATAGCGTCAACCAGTCCGAATATCAGTGTAAATAAATAAGAGAGCTGATTTGCAACGAAAGCTACTACTCCTATTACAGCCGCACCAACGGTAGTAACAATAGTAGTGGTTATTTTGAAAATATCGCTGTTCGCAAAGTTGTAAACAGCCGTAACTATACCGCCAAGAACTGCTGCAGCTATCTGTGGAAGTGTTTTCAGAGCATTGAGAAGGACTCTCTTGATTACAGTAATAGCAAATACAATAACATTAGTTACAAATGTTACCTTATTCGTTATACCGTCAACCTGCTCTTCAACTTTAGCAGTCTCACCGAAAATATCTTTGATGATACCAAGAATAGTCTCTCTGGAAGGAAGTATAGCCTTGATTATACGAAGAATATTCCATCCAAGATTAAATGCTATCTGCCCAACAGCCTTGAGCATAGTGAAAATATCTTCAGCAGTTTCCTTTAACTCAAGAAGTTTCTCATCACTAAGAGTTATAGATTCAGCCCATTCACGGAACCGTACAGTAAGTGCATAAACATAGAACGAGAATGATTTACTATTTTCAAAGAACGGTACTATAGTAGTGAATGCTTCTTTTATAGCATTAAATATTGCTACTATACCACCATTTCTATTACCCTGTTCATCTTCAGGTCCTGACCAGAGTGTCTGGAATCCTTCAAATATCTCTTCAAAGGAACCCATTTCTTTAGCCATTTCCATAGCATCAGCAATAGCTGCAGCAGGAGCTGTAAATGCATTATACAGAACGTCATTAGCAAGCCATGTCCAGAGGTCTCTTGCCTCTTCATAGTTACCAAATAGTGCCTGCCAGAATCTGAGCCATGCAGAGGAAACACCATCAATGGTTGCTTCCCACGCATCTTTAAAAGTCTTTGCTTCCTGTGATGCTTTAAGAGATTTCTCACCAAGAGACTGTTCGGTCATTTTGAAAGATTCGACACCTTCCTCGACCATCTTAGCTGCTTCTCTTACTGTGAAACCATTCTTTTCGGCCTCTTTACGGAATTGCTCAGACTCATATCCGTACTGGTCATGTAACTTTTTTAACCCGTCACGTATAGCATCCAGACCTTTGTTATACTCTCGTGCATCCTGAATAGAAACAAGGTCCATTGCTGTCTGAAGAGTCATTGAGTTCTCTTCGACTTTTTTCTTGAATTCTTCGGACTCTTTACCGTACTGTTTGAATACTTTATAAAGGTCTTCCATTATACCTTCATATTTCTCCTCATATACTTCCATAGCATCGGTAGCACCACCGAGCTCATTTTCAGTTCCGATAGAATCCTTGTAAATCTTATACAAGTCCTCAGTATAGTTACCGTACTTGGCGAGAGTCTTGGTCAGAACATCCGCTGTAACCCATCCATCCTTGAGGGTTTCTCTCATGTTTTCAGCGGTTATTTCGGTATCTTTCTCAAGAGCTCCTATTTCTATAGCTGTGTCTATAAGAGTCTGTTTGAACTCTTTCGTTGCCATGTTAGCGTTCTCAATACTCATCCAGTCCTGTAACTTGAGTGAGCCAGTACCCATAGCTTGCGAAAGATTATACATTGCTCTGGACGCCTGCTGAACATTAGCGCCTGATACGCCTGCCCAGTTAGCAATACCCATCATTGCTGTAACAGCATCATCCAGTTCAACGCCAGCAGATGTAAATTTACCGATATTAGCCGCCATATCCGAGTAGGAGTATGATGTCTCATCGGTATACCACATCAGCTTGTCAAGTTGTTTCTGTACATCCTGAATACTCTTACCAGTAGCATTCATGATTGTCTGTACAGAACCTATTTGTTCTTCATACTTTGAAAAACCCTTTGAAACGGGAGCGATAGTAAGGTCGTCAAATGCGTGAGTTATCTTATGAGCACTGTCGAGAATATTATTAGTAAGTCTTGTAATAGTAGCGTTAATAACCGATGACATAACGCTCATCTTATCTACAACTACTCTGCTGACTTTCTCAACGCTTTCACTACCATTAGCGCTGTCACTCAAACGCCTTATCGAATCATCAAGCTCACCTATGCTTTTCTTCGATTCTTTAACGCCTTTTTCAAAGTCGCCATTCTCGAACTGCAGCTGAATGACTTTTGTATCAACTTCCTTTGACATTTATCTCTCCCCTTTCAAAGCATTTTTCAATTCTTCATATATCTGTTCCATGGCAGGATTAATATAATCGCGTCCCTCAACATGGTACCCTCTCGTTGTAACGAATCCGTACTGTATAAGAACCGCTACAACTGCTCCATTTTGAATATTTGTGTTATGCCATTCCAGATAAGTGCTCTTAGCTGTATGGCGGATTTTATAGACCCACGATCTGGAGGTAAGTCCTGTCCTCTTGGGTGTAGCAACTTCAAGTGCTTCACACCCCTTCTGACCGTATACCTCCAGTATCTTGTCAAGGTCTCTATTTGTAAGGCTCGTTAGACTATTAAATACATTGTCAAACGTTCCTTTAACTGTCATCTTCATCCTCTGCTCCCCATTGCAGCCCTTCTCGCCGCATTCAGTGAATGATTGCTCTTCAGAATATCTTTCATACCCATCTTCTTTGGATTATTCTTTATCGAACATACCCGTATGAGTGTAAATAATCTGTTAAGATTCCATGTCTCACATTCAAATGGTATCTCAAGAGCTATCATAGTGTAATATATGACTTCAGATGTCATTATTTCATTCCTGCCACGCGACTGTCTATCACGATTAGTGAATGTAGTGGCTGTATGGCTGTCTTCAATGTAAGCTTTTATTTCACGTAGCTCACTAATAGACAGTGTTCTCACGGTTTCAAACGTAAGGTCGCCTCTTGTATCCATGCATAGGATATAATAGAGTTCCTCTTCATCGCTCTTCTCAGCTTCCGTAAGGAACGGTTTCTTATAATGTTCCTCCCATTTTGAAACAGAAAGGAGCGAATGTTCAAGTTCTATAACCGTTTCTTCCCGCTTGACAAATATGTTCCTCATATCGTCAAATCTTTCAGTTGCGGGGAGCGTTTTCTTAAACATTCGCTATACCTCCCTTTCTTTTAATCAGCTATTCTTCTGTGCAAGGAACTGCTGCTCCTGTGCCTGTTTGAGAAGATCGTGGGGTATTACGCCCGTAAGGAAATCTGTGAATGCCTGTGCATTGTTATCGCCGCTGATGAGTTCCATAAAGAGTGCTTCATAGGCAAGAGTCTGCTCGAACTGTTCACCCAGTTTGACACCATTCTTCACCTTGATAAAGCTTATCCCATCTTCGCCTTTCTCGCCGTATGCTTCAACTATAATCTTACGTATGAAGTCTGCTATACCCTGAATATCACCGTTGTTGCCTATCTTCTGGAGATACTTGTCCAGACCACCGGGAACACTTGCCTGAAGCTTAATCATCTCAGGCTTGGAAAGATTGAAATAAAAGTCGCGGACAATTTCATTTCCGTCGAAATCTTCAAATTTTACTGTTTTCTTAAGCATAATAAAAATCCTTTCTACTCCCTTGATACGACGCGCCCGCCGTGAAAACAGACGCGCCGCCCATTTGGGAGGTATATCAAGTTATGAGAAATAAGCTAAATATTAGGTTGATGTCCAAGTAGCGATGTACTCCTTATCGCCAGTGGAGTTAGCAGGAATTGTGGTAACAACTGTAGATACGTCGCCAACCTCAACCCAACCAGCAAATGTATAGCCTTCCTTAGTAACATCAGCTGCAACAGGAAGAGTAATAGCCTCTGCGTTGTTGCCTTCATAAGAAGTGATGTTCTTAGAAGGATCAAGAGTACCGCCAACTGTGTTGAGCTTAACCGCATACTCTCTTGCACCAGTGCTCATAAGAGCAACAATTTCATCGGGCATAGGAAGTCTTGCATCGCTGGAATTAGTACCGTATACGATTTCCTCAAGAGCCTGCATCTTAGCAGCAGGAACCTTAGTAGAGTCGAACATAAGGTAAGAAGTTGCCTTATAGCCTGTAACATTTACAGGAGTTGTCTCGAAGCTCCAAGAGAACTTGATAGCATCGGGAGAGTCATTGATAGTCTCGTAGTCCTTGCTGGAAGGAGAGCATGTTGCACCATATACGATATGGAGCTTGTAACCCTTATCGAAACCGTCGATATCGTTACCTACTGTGGTCTTGTAAACAAGGCCGAACAGCTTTCTGGACTGCTGACCGAGGCTGAATCCGGGAATAATGGATGCAGAACCGTCGCAAGCCATAAATTCATCGGGATAAGTATAAGCCTCGATAGAACCACCGAACTTCTCCACAGATCTGAATGTAGCATACTTGTTGTCGTTTGCCCACAGGTCTGTAGCATCAGCGCCTTCAGGAGCTTCACCTATCTTAGTAAGACCGTTCCAAGCAACACCTGTGCCGTAGCCTGAGCCGCTTGCAACAAACAGAGCGCATTCCTTGACGCCTGCTTCGTAAAATCTTTCACCGGTCTGGTCCCAGTAAAGTTTACTCATGGTTTGTTTCCTCCTTAATAATAAAGTGAGTATACTGTATGGTATATATTGTCAGAAGTGTACCGTCTGTCAAACCGACATAACGGGAGTTCTTCCAGACGTTCACAAATATCACTGTCAGGGTTCTTGTCAACCACAGTTACAGTGTATTTACGAGTCTTTGTGTATTTGCCATCATCGGCAAACCGAACATCCTTACCCTCAAGAGAGTATATTATACATGGAAAATTAAGCTTTAGATTCTCAGGAGGCTGAAAATAGACGTTAGTGCTATTTAATATCCCTTGTAATATCGAATTAAGCTCGATTCGGCGTTCACTCGGAGTCATTATACAGACCTCCCAACGAAAATATCAGTCTCGGTGGCTCTACGTCCACATCAGAGACTTTCCATTTCTTCCCAAGCCATGTTATGTATCTGATGTTCATGAAGTTATCAAGAGCATACGGGTCACAGACTATGCTGATTTTGTTCTGTATATTCACATTATCGTTAATTCCGTGTTCGGAATTCTCGAGCCTTCGTGAAACCTGCAAAATATCTCCGCAATACTCTCGTTCTGTAATGACCTCAGTCCATACTCCTGGAGCAGTTTCGACTGTTTCAGCATAGCCTATTGAACCGTAATACTTCATTTTGAATTTCTCCTATCAGCCGTTGTTCTCAGCAGGAGCCTCTGCAGGAGGAGCAACTTCTTCCTCAAGAGCGATAGCAGAATAAGGCTTTGTGAGAGCGCCAGAGCAACGAGTCTCGATAAGGTAAATCATCTTATTGTAATCTATATCGAAATCGTCGAACATATTTACAGCGCCACCCTTATCTGCACCTACAGAGTAGTCAGCGAGGTTGACAATAAGACCATGCAGCTTGTATGTCTTGCCAGTCTTAGAGTCAAGTCTTACGCCCGCATTCTCCATAGGAGGTACAGTTACGATAGAGGATACACGGAGCTTAGTTGCAAGCTTCTGTTCAGACTCATACATATCACGACCTGTAGCATCTGTCATGAGAAGGAGGTCTGTGAGCTTGTCCTCTGTAATAAAGAGTGTTGGAGAACCAGAACCTCTGTACTGGATTCGGCTCTTGATGCAAGCCCTGATGAATGTAGCAGGCTTTGTATCTGTGAGCTGATACTTGATAGTGAAGAGGTCTTCATCCTTCCAAATAGGACGAATGTTGCCTTCGTTGATGTGGTCATCAGAGTCTGTAAGTCTGCCGTCACCGATAAGGAATGCGCGTGCAAGTTCCTCATCCAGCTTTCCTCTCATCTCTGTCTTAACCCAAGGAATTACATCGAAATCTGTGATGTCGATAATATCATCCCTGTCGAACTTCTGCTTCTTGTAAACAGTTGTAGGTGTGGTTGTTCTCTTAAGCAGGGTGAATACTTCTTCCTTCTTGTATTTACCCTTGATGTAACCCAGAGCCCTTGCCTCATCACCAGTAATATCAGCAAACTGGCTCTTTATACGACTGAAAGGTGTGTGGTGTACGCCATTCATTACCTTAGGAACCCATTCGGTCTTAACATTTATCCACTCGGGAGGATTGTTAAGAAGCTTGGGCTCGGGAAAGAGATACTCGATATCGGTGATACCGTGCTGGAGTGCGGACTCCTTAAGTGAACCGTATCTCTTCATGTCGTCGAGTGCAGCCATATAGTCAGCGTGAGATACGCCCTCATCCATTTCTGCACCTGTGTAGGAATCATAGTCCTGATCGAAAACATTGTGTTTCATGTCGCTATCTTCTCCTTTATCATTTGATTCTTTATCCTGCGCAGCCATGCCAACCAGGGCATATACAACTGCTTTCTGTTCTTCGGACATTGCATCGAAGACTTCTTTTATGGTTTTACCATCTTTCTTCTCGCCGCTTTCATTGTCGGCATGCTCAAGCACATCTGAATGTTCCATAAGCTCTCCTTCTCCTGTGATAGATTCGCCAGTGTAAATAATAGCACCGCCGCTCTCGGGATCGTCACTATGAGCGAGAACCGTGTCTATATATGCACCGGGATTAGCACCAGCAAGAACTATACTAACCTCTTTTATGTCACCGTGATAGACATTACCGCCTCTCTCAGTGAGTTTATTTGCATATATAGAAAGAGACGTTACATCTCCGTGCTTGACAAGTTCCTTAACATGGTTACCCATAGGCGTATCATTGAAGAAACCGTATGTATATACGCCATCATCTCTGTTTTCAAGCAGAGCGTGACCGAGAACATTTTCGGCATCTTTATGGTCATGGTTCCATACGAGAGGTACCATACCGCCGTCGTTATCGGCAAATGCATTATGCATTATAGTACGTCCGTCAGAGCATTTGAGATCGTTTCTCGTAGCCCAGCCGGAAAAATCGTATTTCATTTCTTATCCTCCTTTACGGATGTGCCTGTTTGTAATCATCAAACTGCTTCTTGAGGTCTTTGAGTTGGTCCTTAAGATCATTAGCCTGTTTAGGATTCTTCATCTTATAAAGGTTCTGTGAAACATCAGATACATCTTTAACAACGCCACTGACTTTACCAGTAAACTCCTTAACATCACCAAGAACTTCCATGTAACGCGGAACGGCTTTTTCGCCAATCTTTCTCTTCTGTTCTATTTCCTTAGAAAGAAGACTATTTTCCATATCTATTCTCTTTGATGTTTCCTCAATCTCTTCATCCGTCATATTCTTGACCATGAACTTTTCTTCTCGTCTTTTAAGATCACCGTTCATGTCAGTAACTGCATTCGCAAGGCTATATGGAGCAGCGTCTTTAATAGCCTGTCGTGCAGCTCTCCTTCGAGCTCCTCTGCCGTACCTTTCACGACCTTCAGGAGTCAAAGATCCGTCCTCGTATTGATACCGCCTCCGCCCCCACTTCATGTTAGGTATTCCCCAGTGGTACAGGGAACCATAGCTAAATCGTTCCATTAGCCTCTCCTACTTTTTCTTCTTTGTATGACTCTCGGCAATCTTGTCGAATTCGTCATTTTGAATATTCTTGTATTCTTCTGTCAAAAGTTTCCTGTTAGCAGCGTTTGCCTCTCTCAAAGCCTTAATCTGGGACCTAAGTTCAGAGGTCTTCTCGGTTGTTTTGGCCCGTGAATTCTCGTTATACTTGGTCAATGACTCTCGAAGCTTGTTTATTTCAGATGTAGTGCGCTCTGTAGCTGCCTTAACATCTGCTTTATTAGAAGCTCTGAATTCGTTCATCTCATTCTGTTTATCAGCCTTAAAAGACTGCAGAGATTCGGAATTGGCTGTTCTCTGTGCCTGTCCCGCTTGAGTATTAGACTCTTTATAGGACGCAAGAGAAGCATTATTAGTGGCTTTGTAATTGGCAAGTTCAGCAGAAGCCTTTTCATTGAAAGCTTTCTTATCCTCGGACTTCTTGGCTATCTCTTCTCGGAGCTTAGCCTTTTCTTCTTTGTCCGTGGTATTCTTGAGTTTCTCTCGAAGCTTTGAAACTTCATTCTGCTTAGCTGCCTTTTGAGATTTGACACTTTCAGACTTCTGCGCGTTTTGTATCTTAACGCTTTCGGAAGCATGTTTATTAGCAGATTGTATGTATTCTGTGATGGCACGGTTCTCATTTTGAATTTCCCGTGACTTAGAAGACTTCTGGTCAGATACTTCTTTCTGCTTAGCTTGCAGTTCAGCCTGAAGCTGCTCTTTCTTAGAAGCCAGCTGTGTTCGTAAGGCTTTAATTCGTGACTGAATCTCAGCTTTCTTACGCCCTCGCTCCTGTCCCGAAAGATTCCTAAGAGCTGCTAACTCCGCCTGAATACCAGCTACAGATGTAGCGAGTTCCTGCTTGAGTGATTCAGTCTTGGACTGCTTTTCAGCCGCTATCTGCTCTTTAACATAAGTCCACATCTGCTTTCCTTCGTCATCCAGAGAAGAAGCAGACCGTGTACGACCTTTTAACTGTTTGGTTCGCTCATAATATTCATGAGCTTTTACAGGGTCGTAGTATTTGGATGCATAGGAAGTCTGTCGGGGACCGTAGCCAGTGCCGACTTCGTAGTGCTTCAGATAGTTATGTGGATTCCATACATTCACTTCAGCATCGCCTCCAGCTTTTCAAGCTCCGCATCGTTCTGGTCGATTGCGTCTATCTGAGCCTGAATGTCCTCTGGGGTTTCTTCCTGCTGCATAGCCATCATAGCCATTGGTTCAGTTCCGTTCCCGTTCGCCTGTGCAATGTTAGAGTTGACTAACTCATCTGCCTTCGGGTCTGCAGATGGCTTGAGACCTATTACCTGACGGAATTCGTTGGAGGTCATAATTTCGTTTCGTGTAAACTTGTCTGCAAGCTCTGCTAACTGTGCTGCAGGTACAAGACGGAACGGGTCACGAAAGAACCGTATAGCCTGTCCTTGTGTACGGGCTGTTTTAGAAAGCCATTTGCGCTCCATTTCATTTGCTATGGCTGCACAAATCGGCTCTATAGTACGATTGTAATAGTTCAGCATCGTTTCTTCATTGGCAGAACCGTTAAGTATTTCTGGAGTGAGACCGAGCTGACCGTAAAGCATGTTAGTCAGATACTCTATCTGGTCCTGAATATTATTTTCAAGCGGTCTGTTTACCTGAGTAATCTTCTCAGTACCATCTGTATAAGCGATACCAAACTTGGATTCGGTAAGCTGTTCCTCTATCATCTTCCTGCGCTTTTCAGCCTGAAGTTTCTGATTCTCCGTTTTTACAATGTAAGGAAGCTGAATAATCATCTGAAGTTTACCCGATGAAGATTCCTCGTCAACCATATCTATAAGGCTCATCTTACGAATGAGTCTCTGTAGAGTGGAGTTCGGAGTGTTCATTACATTGTAAAACGGATTCTCAGGTAAAGGAGTTATACGCTTCTGAAGAGTTATGTCTTCATGCTTACCAGTGTCTTCGTTATAACAGTTGACTTTTACATAATGCGGTTTCCATTCGGTTACCTGACCGACACGAATCTTAAGTACGTCATAAGCATCCGAGCCGTCTGGACTATCATCCGTCTCAACAGGAACCATAGCTATAACACCCGTGCTAAGCATGGAGTAGACAGCGTCCTGTATCATAGCTCGTCCGGTCTGGTCAAGGTTAGCTTCCTTCTGAAGACAGTAATTCAGCTTAGAATCTATCTCTTCTGTATACCGACCTTCTTCATCGAGCCGCACATGTTTGAATCCTACCTGTGCAACATCAGTCGCTATCTTATTAAAAATGGCGACTACTATCGACCGTTCCGCTCCCTTCATCATCCGAGGGTGATTGGGGCTCACATAGGTCGATGATTCGGCGATCTGCACAGTTCCGGATGCATTGTTCCTGAAAGCGTTCCAGGCATTTTTAATCCTGGAACCGAGTTTTATCGCCATTTTGAAATTCTCCTTTACGGATTTCGTTTACTAAGCAGATGAGTTACATACGCACCTACTGCAGCACTACCACCAGCAACGATAAGCCCTGATACAAGCCTACTACCAAATCCAGGGTCTTTCACCATCTTGTCAACTCTCTGCTGAGCTCTCTCGTAGCGGTAATCGTTCTTCATATTACCCCATTCATAAGTAAAATCGTAGTCCT